TAGTGCCTTAGGTGTAGCTATTGATAAGATGGTTTCTTACCATCAAGTACAACAAGATATTGATTCAGGTATTTATCGTGATGTAGACGTAAGCACTATTTCTTCTGATCCAGAGTTAGAAGATGCTAGTGAAATATCTTTATTATATCAAGACGATATGGTACGCCTTACTAAATACTACGGACTTGTACCTTCTCATCTACTAAAGAATATAACTGAAGATGGAGAAGTAGAAGATATTATAGATTACGATAAAGATAAAAGCTATACAGAAGTTATTATGGTTATTGCTAACGGAGACACTATCCTTAAGATAGAAAAAAATCCGTACATGAAACAAGACCGACCTGTAGTTGCATTTTCTTGGGACTTAGTACCATTTAAGTTTTGGGGTCGTGGTATTTGTGAAAAGGCTTACAACAGTCAAAAAGCATTAGACACAGAGCTACGTGCTCGTATTGATGCTCTAGCCCTTACAGTTCACCCTATGATGGCTGTTGATGCATCTCGTATGCCTCGTGGTGCTAAGTTGGATATTAGACCCGGAAAGACTATTTTAACTAATGGCAGCCCATCTGAAGTATTGCAACCTTTTAATTTTGGTAGTTTAGATGCTACATCATTTAACCAAGCAGCTGTTCTTCAGACGATGGTACAACAGGCTACAGGAGCAATTGATTCTGCTGGTATTCCCGCATCAATAAATGGAGAAGGTACGGCAGCAGGAATGTCAATGGCTTTGGGAGCTATTATTAAACGACATAAGCGTACATTGATTAACTTCCAAGAGAATTTCTTGATTCCGTTTATTGAGAAAGCAGCTTGTCGTTATATGCAGTTTGCCCCAGAACTATATCCAGTTAAAGACTACAAGTTTGTAGCTACTAGTACTCTTGGTATTGTTGCTCGTGAGTATGAAGTAACACAGTTAGTACAATTATTACAAACCATGTCTCCTGAGTCTCCAATGTATCCAATGTTAGTAGAATCTATTGTGGATAACATGGGCTTATCTAACAGAGAGCAGATTATTGCTGCCATGCGTCAGGCTAATCAACCTAACCCAGAACAACAACAACTACAACAAATTCAGTTGCAAATGCAAATGCAGTCGGCTCAGGCACAGCTTGAAAATCTACAAGCACAAACAGCAGAGATTGTATCTAGAGTACAACAGAATCAAGTAGAAACTCAACTACTTCCAATAGAAGAAGAAACTAGACGTATAGCTGCATTAGCTAAGAATATGCCTATGGATGAGTTTGAAAGACTTGTTGAGTTTGCAAAATTAGAGCTTAAAGAAAAAGAGCTTGACACTAAAGAACAAATAGTGCAGTTGCAAATGCAAAAGAAATAACTTGACTTTTTAGTAAAAATATGGTATAATATATATTAGCACATAATAAGGAAAATGTCAACACAAATAACACCTGAATTACAAAAATATTACGAAGATTATGCTGATTTGTTTATGACTGAAGGTTGGAAGACTTTTCAGGAAGATATACAAGAAGCAGCAAATACAATCAATATTATGTCCATAAAGGACGCCAAAGACCTGCACATTTCGCAAGGCAAACTTGACATCTTTTATAGACTACTCAACTGGCAAAACTCAATCGAGAACGCCTACGAGGAACTTCTCCAAGAGGAGAAAGAGGGTAGCAGTCAATGAGGAAACTTTACGACTTCACCTGCTCCAACGACCACACTACAGAACATTACATAGACTCTGAGACTAGAGAAGTGCTATGCCCTGTATGTGGTAACACCGCAACGCGGATAATTTCCCAAGTCTCTTTCAAACTTGATAATACTTTTCCTAAGTATTCAATGAAGTGGGCTAAAGATCACGAGAAAGCCGCAAATCTTAAACACTAAAGCAATCCACAATACTTATAAAAGTACGGAGACATTAAAATGGCTACAATACTAGACCCTCTTGATGGTCAACAGCAAGAGCTAAATCTACAAGATGACGAAGAATTAGTTTCTTTGTTTGATGAAGAGCCTGCTGAGGAAACTCAGGCAACAGAGCAAAAAGAAGAACAAGAAGAAACTAAGCAAGAATCAACTATACCAGAAAAGTACCGAAACAAACCTGTTGAAGAGATTGTTCGGATGCACCAAGAAGCTGAGAAACTTCTAGGTCGTCAAAGTTCTGAAGTTGGTGAACTTCGTAGAATTGTAGATGACTTTATTAAGACAAAGGTCAATGAAGCTAAAAAAGAAAGTGTTAATAACGATTCAGACACTGAAATAGATTTTTTTGATAATCCTAGAGAAGCTGTAAATAAAGCTATATCTAGCAGCGAAGAAATACAACAGATGAAAGAACTACTTGCACATCAGAAACAGCAAGAAGTTCTTAGTAAAATATCTGCTACACATCCGGACTATGTAGAGATTGTACAAGATGCGTCTTTCATAGACTGGGTTAAAGGTTCGCCTGTTAGAGTAGAGCTGTTACAACGAGCTGACAAGTATGACTTTGATGCTGCTAATGAATTACTTTCTAGCTGGAAAGAGAGAAAGGACTTTGTTAGTAAAGCAAAACAAGTAAACGAGAAAGATCGCAAGCAACAGATAAAAGCAGCATCCACTGGTGGTAAGGGTTCAGCAGAGCCTCCTTCAAGAAAAATATATAAAAGGTCTGATATAGTCAATTTAATGATTAAAGACCCAGAACGCTATAGAGCAAATGTCGATGAGTTTGACAGAGCCTATAGAGAGGGAAGGGTTAAATAACTTTTTACTTTTATCTTATAGGAGATATATACAATGGCTGGTTTAGGTAACTCTAATCACGTCACTCCAACTAATGCGGATGCTTTTGTCCCTGAGATTTGGTCTGACGAAATCGCTGCGGCTTACAAGTCTAATCTTGTAATCGCTAATCTAGTAAAGAAAATGAATCATATTGGCAAGAAAGGTGATACTATTCACATTCCTAAGCCTGTTCGTGGTTCAGCTACTGCTAAAGCAGAGCACACTCAAGTAAACCTAATCGTTGGTGCTGATACAGACTTCACAGTTTCTATCAACAAGCACTACGAGTATTCTCGTTTAATTGAGGACATTACTTCTGTTCAAGCTCTACCTTCTCTTCGTTCTTTCTACACAGAAGATGCTGGTTATGCTTTAGCTCGCCAAATCGATTCTGACCTGGGTGCTCTAGGTAGCTCTTTGTCAGGTCGTTACTACATGGATAGCTCAACTAACTTGACAGCTTATGCTGCTGACACAGTTGTTGCTGCTGACGTGTTCACTGACTTAGGCTTCCGTCAAGCTATTCAAGAGCTTGATGATGCTGACGTACCTATGGACAATCGTTTCATGGTTGTTCCTCCTTCAGTTAAGAAGGATATTCTAGGTATTGACCGTTTTAACTCTTCTGACTTCGTTGGTGGTCGTCCAGTAGAGAACGGTTTGCTTGGTGACATTTACGGCGTTAAAATCTATGTATCTACTAACCTACCTGAAGTTGAGTCTGCTGCTGAAAACGCTGCAAATGGTCGTGTTGTAGGTGCTATATTGGGTCATCGTGATGCGTTTATCCTTGCTGAGCAAATGGGTGTTCGTGTTCAGACTCAATACAAACAAGAGTATCTAGGTGATTTGATGACTGCTGATACAATCTACGGGGTTGCAGAACTTCGTGATGGTGCAGCAGTTCAAATCGTATTTGCTTCTGACGCTACACCAGCAACAGCAGCACCTTAATACTTTAGTGTATATGGACAGGGGTGGTAATAAACTGCCCCTTTCCTTTACATAGGATACCAATATGAGTTTAAACCAAATAGACCCTATAGAGTATGGTAAGCTATTGAGTAAGGTAGAGTCTTTAGAGGAAAAAGTAGTCTCTATGGAAGCTGACCTAAAACAATTATTGGCTCTAGCCAACAAGTCACGGGGCGCTTTTTGGGTAGGACTAAGTGTAGCTAGTTTCGTAGGAGCTTTAGCTACTATTATATTTAGAAAAATTCTAGGGTAGAGTAGATGGCAATATATAGAGGCATAGGTGGTGCAGGTGATTCTACTACAGACGTTACAGTAAATATAATTACTGAGAAAGCTACGGAAGCAGCAGCTTCGGCTGCATCAGCAGCAACATCAGCAACCAACGCTTCTAACTCGGCATCAGCCGCTAGTACATCTGCTACCAATGCAAGCAATAGTGCTTCTAATGCAAGCACTTCGGAAACAAACGCTAGTGCATCTGCTAGTGCTGCCGCAACAAGTGCTAGTAATGCGGCTACATCTTATGATAACTTTGACGATAGATACTTAGGTGCTAAAGCATCTGACCCAGTATTAGACAATGATGGTGATGCTTTAATAACTGGTGCTTTATATTTTAACACAACCAGTAACAAAACTTTTATTTACAACGGTACATCGTTCCAAGGTGTTAGTCCTGACCTTGTTGAAGATTTAACTCCACAACTAGGTGGTAATCTTGATCTTAATTCTAGTGACATTACTGGCACAGGCAACATTGACATCACAGGCAATGTCACTGCAACAGGCGATTTCACAGGAAATGTCACAGGGAATGTTACAGGAAATGT